GGGAAAGAGATCGTAGACGATTGCTCGCCCGTAGCTATAAGCTCTATTTTTAGCGGTGAATAGGTTGAAGCCATAGTTTAATCCTTCAAATTTAAGTACATTTTACATTATTATTGATTGTCGTCAATCACTATCCAGTTAGGCGTTTGAGCATCGTTTATTGCAGTCCACGTAACTGTTTGTGAATCATTTATTGGATTCCAGTTAGGGGTTTGTGAATCATTCACTTGGAACCATCCTCTAGCCGTCTGGAGATCTAGTAACGTCATTAATTCAGACACGCTGCCTACAAGCTGGGCGGTAACGGATTGAGTAGCCGTAAGGGTAAAGGATTCTGTAAGAGTCACTGGATAGGTTACATTTCCAGTCTCTGTTGCGGATAAAGTTATTGCCTCGTTATTAGTCGCAACAAAATCAGCCAGTACATCTTGTGTTTCAGATAATGTCTCCGTTTCTGTAACGGTGCCTACAAATCCAGCCAGTACATCTTGTGCTTCAGTGACGGTAATGGTATCAACTACAAACCCTAAGAAGCTGCCGGTAGAGGATACTGCATCCAACATTACTACTTGTTCTGCCTGACTTGCTACAAAGTCAGCATTTACGTTGTCAGCTGCGGATAGCGTTATGTTGTTGTATTGAGCTACTACGAAGGCTGCCTGTACTGACTGTGAATCGGTTAAGGTCTGGGATTCGTTTACAACACCCACAAAACCCGCTTGCCCTGATTGTGAATCCGTAAGCGTTACTGTTTCTGCTTGAGAAACTAAATAGGCTGCTACAGCACTCTGTGCATCGGATACTGTAATCGTTTCTGCTTGTGATGATGTAAAATCAGCTTGAGCAGACTGTGTTTCAGATAGTGTAAGGCTCTCTGCACGAGCTGCAATAAACCCGGCTAATACGTCCTGTGCACTTGATACTGTTAAGCTTTCGCTTAAGGCAACAATATACTCAGCGGCTACGGCTTGTGTTTGCGTTAAGGTTATCGTCTCTGCTACATCTACCGGGTAATTAATACCCCCGCCTAGGGCGGCAAAAGGTGCCTGTGCAAATGCGGCTAACCCAAACATTACAAGATCAACCAGCGACTGCCAGAAGGCACTGTAACTGCAACCCCACCATTTATTGTTACAGGGCCTACAGAACTAGCAGAGTATCCTGAGGGAACACTATAGTTGGCGCTTACCGTCATGTTATTGACTATAAGCCCATTAGACGCCAGTACTGCCGTACCTGTTACGGTTCCTGATGTGACAAGGCTTGTTCCTGTTATTGCCCCTAGGTTTATTACATTCCCAGAAGCATCTAACCAAACGCCTTGTTCAGAAGGGTAAGTGACAAATACATCCTGTACCCCTGAACTGAAGTTAGTTAGTGACCCTGAATTAGAGGATGATAATACTGTGGTGCGTGCGAGCGTAGTCCCTGAAAGTGTGTAAGTACCTACGCCCACTTCCCAGTTTGCCCCGCTTGAATCTGCAATACAGTAATAACAAGTATTGCCATCGCCGACAACGGAAAAAGCCTGATAGCCCGTGGAGGCTCCAAGCAGTGTAACCGTGCCCGTACCGGGCGAGTTCGCGGTCTCTTTTACTCTATCTTTAAGGACGAGAGCCATTTGCGGCTCCTAATTAAGCGGCAGTTGCAGCGTATGTAACGGATAAAGTATCGCCTGAAGTTACAACCTTATTGCCGGCAGTAAAGTCACCAGCACTAAACAATGTGCCTGTTGTATCGTCTATGGTAGCTGAACCACCAATGTTGATGAAACAGCCTGCTACAGTGCCTGAGCCTGTCATTGAAAACACCACGGCTGAACTTGTAGTTTTAACACCGCCTGAGGCTGCACCAAATACTGGAGTCTTACGATTACCTGAATAGGTAGGAGCATTAGTGCCGCCAACCTCTAACCAAGACGCGTGAGAAGCTTGTGTATCCGCTACATCCGCTGTACCAGTGCCTTTTAAACCCATTACAACAGCGCCTGCAGCCGCATTACCAAGGATAGTATCCATTGTTAAGTTTTTGCCTACGGTAGTGACTAGGTTATGGATGTCGTCTTTCCACTTCAAAGCACCGCTGGCGTCATGACACTCAACAGTGTAGTAACCTGAAATGCTGGTTGATTCGGAATGATTAGCGCCTCGGTCGACTGAAGCCTCGCATACATCCGCCATTTGTACTTTTTCTTTAAACATGATTTAATCCTTTATGAAATTCTAATTATTGCCGTTGTTGCCGTTGCTGTTGGAAACGTTACTGTAAATGTGCTTGATGCAGTTTTATCTTCACCAAAGTTTAGTACCGCAACTGCGGCATTTGTTGTGCTATTGTATATCAAAGCACCCCTTGTGGTAAATGCAGCGGGGTCCCAAGAAACATTTGCGAATGATACATACGCTGTGCTGTTTTCACTAACAGGAACAGTAGGCGCTAAAACCTCTCCCCCTGCCGTGTACCCAGTACCCGTAATCTCACCGGTTGTAGTATATTCAGTTGTATCCGCATTTAATGTTGCTGTGGAATCGTATAGGGCTATCTTGTATGTATAGGTAGAACCCGTGTTAAAGTTCTCTACGCCTTTTAACAAGTTAGTTTTAAATACAGTACATAATGTTTGGTTTAATGCCACGTTTTATCCTAATTACATTACCGGGTATCTTACTTGGCCATTTCTGTAGGCGTCGCGTCTGTTTTTGCCATCGCCTAATTGTTTTAATAGAGCCATTGCATCGTCGTAACGTTTTTGATAACCAGCAATAACATCGGCCTCTCCCTTCATATAGGTGTAGGCTTCTAATAGTGAACCGTATAACAGCACAGAATCAAAGTTATTCCCTACCCAACTAGTACCCGCGGTAACAATAGACTCTGGGTAGTAGAAGTAATGCAACTCCATTGAGTAGTTTGCATCGGGTGTTGGTCCTAATATAAACGTATTCTGATCGAACTGGGCGTAATACTCTGGAGTACCGTAGAACGCGGCATCCACATCAGGGTACGAGGCTCTAATAAAGTTTACGTCCTTATCAAGCAAATAGTTAAACTCGTTATTAGCGTTTATTAGGGCTAACGAAAATGTTGCTAACCAATCAGGGGGGCAGGTTAAGTACTTATTGCCGCTTGTCAGCGTACCTATTACGTTTTTACGCAAGGCAGGGAGCTGCACTGAGTTATATATACGTTGTTCTGCTTCTTGTATAAACGTATTTATATCGCTCGTTTCGAACTGATTCTCGGTGTAGCTTTCAATCGCTGCAACTAATTGGGTGTAGTTCATTAGCCTACCTTATGCCATCGGACCGCGTGAAGTGAAGCCTTTTGTAGCAGCACCCTTACCACGTTGCGCAACGCCAGCTGTTTTAACTTCATTACGTGCAGGGTTACCACCGCTTACGCGACGAGCTGGGATACAGCCGTTAGATTTGTCTGCACTTATGTTGTTTGGGTCAGTGTTATAACTGATGTCCGCGTTAGGTACTACTTGTGGTTGATTATATTCTGCCATATTAACCGCCTTTTTGGTTAGCTGCACGAGCTAAGTTACGACCCATTTTCTTCATGTCGATTGATTTAACTGAACGTGCTTTGTTAGCTTTAGAAACACCACCATCAACTGGCAGTTTAGCGCCGTCGATACCTAATTGTTTACCTTTTGTTTTGCCTTTGGTGTTGATACCTTGTGCGCCTGATTTAAATGCCATTTTACTTCTCCTAAGTTGTCGTTACGGTTACTGTACCCAATTGCCCTTGCCCTACGAGCGTGTTAATTTCTAGGTTAAATGGGTCGTTATAACCTACCGGAGCCCAACCCCAATATATTATTCTACTACCTTCTAGCGGAACACCTGTTGCATTTGGGTTAGTGTTGGTTGTTTCCGTTAATTGTAACCCATTTAAACCTGATTGATAATAACCTAAGTCTGGTCGTGGGTCTCTAACCGCTTGTGGGTCATTAACCGGGTACATACCTAATTGCAATTGCGGTTGATCCGGTTCCCAACACTCTTGACACACCAAGATATTAACATTTTTAGTCTTAATAACCAACCGTCTAAGCTGTGATAACTTAAACCTGAAATTGCATCGATCGCACTGGGCAATCGCAAACTTACCACTTGAGAATTTACTGGCCATAGCCTACCTCATGAACTGCATACGTGGGGCTAACCGTATTGCTGCTTTCTCTCTATCCTCATCCGCTGCGTTCTGGAATGTCTCTTCGTATATGGCTTTTAGCATTTCGGCTCTAGGCAATGCTTCTGGTATCTTTAAGCTTAAATGGTATGCCAACCCAGCAACCATCGCTGGTAAGAACCGGAACGGAATGTCTTGTGTGTTTGTACCGCTTGACCCAGCGTCTTGGATTCGGCGTAGGCGGTAGTACACTAGTGTGTAGTAGTTACTTTGTTCTGGTGCTGGCCATACGCTTACGTTTGGAACGTTAGTTACGGTCACAGCTGCTCCTGCTGTATGCGATGCAGCGATTGTGTTTTGTTGGCCACGACCTAAGTTGCTCAATGTTCCAGCAGACGATGTCGTTGATTTAGCCAAGTTGCTGTAGCTAATAATCTCGTTATCTAACTTAATAAACCCGGCTGAGCCTAGCATTGTTACGTCACTCAAATCAATCGTTGTAGATGAGGCAGTAATCGTAGTTGAAAGCGTAGCAGTTGTTGCGTTTGTGTTACCTGATTGACGGTTAATCCATATTTGAATCGGACGGCCTTGTGTGTTTTTGTTTGGTATCGTGATGTATGTAGACTCACTGATACGTGTAATATTGATGTCTGTTTGATTTTGACCCGTGCCTGTACGCACTACTTGGTCTAGTAAGTCAATGGTTTCGGTAGGTAAGGCATACATGATCTGACCTTGAACCAAAGGAATCTCGCCTTGTTCTACAGTCCACAAGTTAATGCCGCGGTTAGCCCACTCAATAGTAAGCAGGTTTAGACTACGACGAGCGGTACGCAAGTCATATCCAGTGCGTAGCTCGGAGCCGCACCTCTCAAAGGCTTCTTCTACTAGATTGTTAATGTCTAAATTAAAAGAGGATGTACCTGACGTTGCTGTGTTTAAAGCCATATAATCCTTACCAAATAAATACTACTTCTACTATACCCAAACTAATGATAAGGTAGTTGTTCTCTTCTATAAGCTCATGTTGCATCCCTACAGCAAACCCACATATATAGCTTAAGCTGTAGAATTCCATCATGTTATTTCTTAGCCGTTAATGCTGATTTCTTAAAGGCGTCTGAAGTGGGTGCCCCTGAACTTCCAGGTTTACGCATCTTTTCACCAGACCCTGCTGCAATACGTTTCTTTTTAGCATTGATATTTGCATATAAGCCAGGAAGGTTTACATCGCCACCCTTTTTATACTCGGTTACAAACTGAGGCTTATCCTTACGTACAATGGTCTTACCCTTTGAACCAGGCATCTTATCCTTTTTCATGCAACCCATTCCGCGTGACGGTCTCATTGTTAAGCCCTCGTTTTTCCACGTATTGCGCAGCCATCAGCACGGCGTGATGCTGACGAAACTGAACCGCCTTTTTTCATGCCCATAGGATTGCTAGAACTGAATCTTGATTCTTCTCGTGCAGCACGTCTTTCTTCTGCCGGAGTGCTTCTTTCTTCAATTGGTGCTGATTTAGATGTTTCTTTTATTACTTCTTTTACTGTTTCTTTTGGTGTCTCTTTTGTTTCACCTGCTTCAAAGCTAACTCGTGAACCTCTAGTACCTTGTGTCGTATCCATGTCAGGAGTAGTTGACTTAGGCATCTTATAACCAGATGATTTTGGTTTTGATGGTTTTACGTTAGGTCCGGCATTACTTTTTTCTGTAATGCGTTTAGACATGTCTTCAGGCTTTGCTTTTTTACGGAATGGATTACGTAAAGTTACAGCATCTGGGTCTGTCAAATCTATCATAGAAGACCCTCTACCTCTTGAATTACTTGGACCTAATGGATTGCGTATGGTGACCTCATCAGGATCAGTCATATCAATAGGTACAGTGTTCATAATGTCCATAAAAGATTTAGCCATAATTACACCATCCTTCCTTTAGTTTTACCGCGAACTTCGATACCACCGCCACGAACCATCTTAGTGCAGCCGCCGCCTTTAAGCTTTGTTAGGTTCGACTTTTTACCACCGTGTAGTTGTGCCTCATGCATGCCGATAGCTTTCTCAGCCATCTTTTTGTCTTGCGCTAAATCTGATTTCACATTGCCACCTTTCTTCATTCCAGTTGTTTTTTTAGCAAGCGCTGCTTCTTCTAAAGCCTTTTTTGCTTCATCTTTGTTAGTAAGTAAGGCAGCGCCTAAACCTAAAGCACCACTATTGGCTAAATTACCAAAAGTACCTTTACCTGTAATAACTCCCGCAAGAGGGCTAATATCGCCTAGTTTTAATCCCATAATAGTTCCTTTAACATTTCCAACGTTTTAATGACGCTGCTTTACGAGTAGGTTTGCCATTCTCGTCTTTCATTGGGCCTGGCATACCTGACATACGGGCACAAAACGATTTCTTGCGTGGACCACCTTCTGGCTGAGGGGCTTTCAAGTTAGACCCTGTTGCTGCATTATACTTTGCACGACCTTTGGCAGTAAGTCCAGCACCTTTATCTGTAGCTAATTTCTCACCACGACCAACTGCTAGTGATGGACCGCCTTCTTTAAACTTCTTGCCCTTGTCCGCTGCATTAAACTCTTTTGCTACTTTAGTAGGAACACCCACCTTTTTAGCAAATTTAGGATTATGGGCGGCCGCAGACATCAGCTTAGCTTGAGGTTTACTCTTGCTCGGCATCTTCCACTACTTCTTTAACAGGTGCTTCTTTTTGAAGTTTAGCTTTGCGAATGTCTTTAACTTCTGCTTTAGCTACTGGAGCTTTTTTGTCGCCCCAGCCATTTTCATTAATTATCATAGTGATTTCCTATCCAAATAGTTTATGTGCGAATTGAGTGACAAGAGCGCCAAGAGCACCACCGGCACCACCAACCATCATTAAGACTTTCCAACCGCCGCGAGCTTCCGCAAGGGTTGAATTAATGTCATTAAGCGTAGCTTTAATTGATTCCATATCCTGGACCAATTTATCCATATCAGCTTGTAGATGTTTAATCTCAGTTTCATGTACCGCTAGTTCTCGTTCTACGCTCATATGTCACCTTAGCCGTAGTAAATAGAGGCAGCTGTTAAATTAACAATACGTAGATAAATACCGTTTTCAACTAAAAACCCCTCGCCTGGTAATAACCAATAGTTTAAAAACGTATCACTTGCTAGGATTCTGTAGTTCATAATCCAGCGCTCTGCGTAAACGCAGTCTGCGCCCGCAGTAATACTGCCGGTGTTAATGTCTGTAATCGTGAATGTGTTATCTGTTAGTTTAGTAACTGTATAGTTACCAGATGTAGCTGTTCCGCCTGTACCTGTATCAAACGCAATGCCAACTTGGTCGCCTGTAACTAACCCGTGCGATGATTTAGTAATTGTAACAACATACCCGGTTCTAGCATAAGTAGCGGCTACGGGGGTAGTAAGCGTATCAAATATCTCTAGTTCACCAAGGCCAATACCGTCACCCTTAATAGAAATACCTTTAATACGAGTACGTGCTTTGTATATGTAACCACTTTCTACTAGCGTACCTGCTTTTACGTCATATTGCATCGTCATAATTAATCTCCTTAGATTATAAGCGGGGCCGAAGCCCCAAGATTAATTAAGCAGTTAAGTTGTTAGCTTGAACGTAACGAACCGTAATAACGCCTGTACCAGAACCTGTGTTGGTAGAAGTAACTTTGATTTTAACATCTGTAGTACCTACATCAATAAATGCATTTGTGCGAGTTAAGTCTGTGCCCGGAGTTACTGATAATACACCAACTGCTGCACCATCAACTGCACCTGCGGCTGTGAACTTAGTAGCTAAAGCGGTTGTACCTACGCCAAATGTAGTCGCTGCATTGTCCCAAGCTTCTGTAACCCATACGTTGATTTCAACGATTTGGCTGTTTGCTGGGATTACGATTGTTGTTGCACCTGAAGCCTGTGTAACTACTTCTGATTGTGCCATTACAACTTGACCAACGTTAGCAATGTTAGTGCCTACTGTAGTACCTGTTGTGTTGCGGATGTTACCGGCACGTATTGGGCCGCTGAATGTGGTGTTAGCCATTTGAATTTCTCCATACAAAGTAAGCTCATTAGTCTTGTATGCGTCCGCCGGGACAGTCTAATAAGCCGGATTTAATTTCCCGGTTGATACAGTCTTTATACTATGTTATTGTTTTGGTGTCAACAGATTAGTGGAGTATTTATGCCCTACAAAGACCTAGAAGTTCGCAAGGCAAAAGCAAAGCTATATTCTAAGAAGCACTACGACAGTAATAAGCCAGCTCAGATAGAACGAATTAGGTTAGGTAAGATAAAGAAAAGAATCCAATGGGAAAACTATAAAGCCTCGTTAGCGTGTGCCAACTGCGGTGAAAACCACCCGGCAGCATTAGACTTCCACCACGT